CCCATCCTCAAAGCTAACTGATCTAACTTCCGTCTCGTCACTGAGGGTCCATGATCTAGTGAAAGATCTTTGAGCCATTCCTCTATGGACGTAAGTTCTTCCAGTTTCTGTGTCTTCTTTTTGTCCATCGACAAAAAGTTTTCCGTCTTGTGTGTAGACATTGATCTCTTTTTTTCTAAAGCCTGCGAGTGCTAGTTCTAAGCGGTATTCTACGTTGCTTAGTTGAACTAGGTTGTATGGTGGGTAATTAGTTTGAGTCTCGTGCAGCGTCCCGAGACGGTCAAAGTAATCGTCCATGCCAATACTGTACCTATTTATACGATCCATCAGCTCAGGCAGATCCTTCGTATGAAACTTCATTAAGTTCCCCATGGTTATTAGCTCCTTTAAAAGCGAGTTTGTGTTGTGTGATCCCCGAAGGCAATCACACATATTTATAGCACGCTTTTCAAAATCAGGAGTTCGGTTTACCGATTAACTTCTCTACCTCTCCTATTTCTTTTTACTATCGGAACTAATCTTTGATTAGGATCTAACTTATTTTGAAGTTGTGGTGAAACTTGACTCCAAGGAATAGTAAATTTGATTGGTATTCCATAACCATCTGGACTAACTCCATCACCAGGAGATATGGGAACCTCTACTATCTTTCCAGTTTGTCGATTTTTCATTTTATGTACCATTTTATATCCTTTATCAGCAGCTCTACGCTGTCCCAAGTCAACTAGTCTTTCAGCAGTTTGATTTAATCCAGGGACATTACCAAAGAATCCAAGATTTTTGTTTTGATCGAGATCAAAAAAGTCAGTTACCTCAACACCCTTTGAACTTACCTTATAACTGTATCTTCCCATAGACAATCTACTTATTGCGGTTTGAGCAATATCTAGAAGATTCATATGATCATATGTAGATACTGATCCTGGTTGTGACTTAACTCCAAGATTGTGTTCTATTGCCTTCAATACACCAGCATTAAAGATTCTACTTGGTGATACCTTTCTCGCTTTTAAATTTCCTCTTGCATAGTCAATTGCAAGTTTCTGTGTCCATGCAAGATCTGGATTTAATCTTGTAATATTACCCCAAGCATTATCCAACATAGCGATGCTTAGTTCATCAGTAGTAGTTATAGGAGCAAACCGTTTATTATATTCTGGATTATTTGGATCACTTATGTTAGGATCAAATGTGGGTTGTTCAGGAACATCCTTCACCCTTGCATTCATAAGTTCATCAGCACCAACTTTCTGTGCAAACTCTTGCGATGCATCAAGTTGTGGATTTACATCTTTGAAATCAGTTCTCCTAGGAATCAGATATTCCTGTTCCATTGGTGCCTTTGGTGGTTGACCAATATTCAGATAAACGTCATTCTGAATTTCGACATTATGTGCCATATAAGCAAATCTTTTACCAGTTGAAGGATCAACTTGTCTAGTATTATAATCGATATACATTGGATCGGCATTAGCAGCCTGCTTCAACTTTGTAATTCTAACATTATGAGTCCAATTGAGTACATCTGGTCTTGTAACAGTTGGTTGAATAGAAACAAAAGTTCCATCACTCAACTTCTTTATCCAATATTTACTTGATCGCAGTTCCTTGAAACTAGTTCCAAAAGATTTTAAAGTTGCTTCAATATCCTTTTGCTGCTGTTCTTTTTTTCTTTCCCATTCTTTCATCTCCTCCTGATATTTTTTCTGTGCTTCCTTATATCTTGGATTTAACTTTGCAGTATATCCCTGAACACCAATCTGACTGAATGGTGGAGGAGCAGTCTGAAATACATCACCACCACCCTGATCAATAGTTACAGTGGTTGGATAATTTTCAATACCATCAAGACCAGAATATGTAAATGTTATCTGCTGTCCAGTTTCACCATTGATTACAGGAGAACCACCAGCAAAATATCCAAATGTCGTAGAAGTACCATTCGTAGGTCCAGGAGTCTCAATAGGTACCCACTCACCAAACTCTCTGAGATTTTCTCTTCTCCAATTAGACTTATAAGGTCTTGCTAATTCTTCTATTTGTTTTCTTTCTGCTTCTGCTTCCTGCCACTCTTTTAATTTTTGGGCAGCACGTTCTTTCTCCTCGCTAATCTGTCTTTGGCGAGTCTTTTGAAAGTCTTTATGTCCAACGTGTCGTAATATCCTACTCATTAAAAAAGGAAGGTCATCTGCCTTCCTTTATTTATCTTTATTCAGTTACTTCCACCTTCTTCTTTTTCGCGCCAATGTTGTACTTAGTTTCGAGAATCCAATCCTGCTTATCTTTATAAGCGAGTACCTTAATCTGATTAAGCGGAGCGATATCTTGAATCTTAGTGACATCTACGATACCAATGAGACCCCAGTCAGCAAGCAATTGTGCAATGCGATTGCGTCTCTGAACATCATTAACCGTAAGGTTAGCGTGCTTTCCATCCAACGCAAATAGTTCTTTGAAATGAACTAAGTAGTATCTACCTTGCTTGTGCAGAATATGGCAAGACTGGTAGATTTTCTTTTCTTTCCTTGATGCTACGCCAATACGGGTCAAAGTTTCACGGACTTTCAGAAAGTCATCGGGTTCGTTCAGAACCACTTCAACCATTTGTTCGGGCGTCCACTTCACCTCAGGTTCTTGAACGACGCTCATTTTTTCCTCCAGTTTCAAATTTCGATTTAATAAAATTAAGTTGTTCTTCTGTAAGAATCTTCAAAACTTGCTTTGCCTTCTCATTACTATAACCATAGTATTGTTTGACATAATCAAGATCTTTGACCTTATCTTGTCGGAGCCAGGGAGAAAACCTCTTCTTTTTCCTCAGACTATTTAGAAGAAAATCATATTGCAACTTCTTTGGGAGGAAATGATGCACATTCATCTCATTAGCGAACATAATCGCATCAAGATGACCAGAGAAACATCGATTCACAATGTAAGGTGGATATTCTTTTTCAAGTGACGGATCTTCGTCAATCAGATTCTCTTTCGTCTGATTGATGCTGTTCAACCAATCCTTCAATTCCATAATTAAAAAGTAGTAGTTCTTTACGTTTTTTCTGTTCTCTCATATACTCACCCACCGAACGCATCGTATAGGTAAGGTCGAACTCAGCAGCGTTCCACTCAGTAAATCGATCTTTAACCAACTGATCAGAATTATAACTCACCAACTGATGCAACTTACAAGCAGAACAGTCAGCAGCAAACTTATCGTGATCGAATCCTTTATGCATAGATCCTTTCTTACCATAGAGGTTATCCTTAATGTCATAAGGAGGATCAAGATATACAAAAGCATTACCTTGCTGATTAAGAACATAATCATAAGAGTAATTGGTAATGCGCCAGTTTCTAATTATTTCTGAATAACCTGGCAGTTTATCAATACCTTTCAGAGAGAAGTTTGATTCACTTGCTTGGGCAGAAAATGAACTAGATTCAGTAAGACCAGAAAAAGAACATTTATTAACAACGTAGAAGGAAATAGCACGATGAAAATTTTCACTGTCTTCCAAAGGTCTTGCAAGATATTCCTTGGCATCAAGGAACAGGTTCTTTGCACTGACTGGATCAATATGACGATATTTAAGTTGAATCAACTCATCACGCATCTCACGACCAAACATCTGGAGTTGCTGCCAGAAGTTGACCAGAGGTTCATACAAATCGTTGACCCAGATTTTTACATCTGGATACTTTTTAGTGATATGAATAGAAACGCTACCACCACCAAGAAAAGGTTCACGGAATTCACCATACTCCCTGATGTCAGGGAAGTATTGATCCATCTTGGTACAAGCGCGAGACTTACCGCCTGGGTAGCGTAATGGAGTTTTCAGGGATTTCATAATCAGGTTTGTTGTATTTCAAAAATTCCCAGAAGGTAAGTTTCATTTCCTTGTGGGTCATACCACAATGCTTTGCAGCAGCAGGTAGAGTCATCTTAGCACGAAACAGTGCTTCGTTTGCCTCTTGAACATTTTGAGGTGTAGTTTTCACTCTTGGTTCTACCAAGGTTTTATAATCAATTTTGAGAAGACTCACAGCATATCTCCATAGGGAGTATCATCTTTATGGAGAAGAACTCCATCAACTTTGTCCATCAGGTCAAGCATACTTCCATGCATCAGACGGTATCCATATCCGACATAAAGTTGTCCGAAGAATACTGTTAGTGCCATAAATGCCCAGAAGTAATAATAGAACCTAGACTTAACTTGTGCTCTTAGTTTTGTTTTCATAGTACTAATTTTTTACTAGGTGCCTGAATGACTGAGAACATACTTTGATATTGTTCGATGATCTCTTCTTGCGTATCAGCAATGTAGACCACATACTTTTTAGTTACTTCCAGTTCTTCACCCTTTGCTTTGAGAAGAGGAGACCAGGGAGCAAATCCCATCTGACCCTGACCAGTAGGAACAGCAACGATAGGATTACAGAAGACAATAGAGTCTTCTTTTTCTTCAATCAGGTCTGCAACGACATCTTCGCCAGACCACATACGAATCAATTTAACATTCATTTGAATTCACACTCCACCATAATTTCGGTTAAACAAGCAAGCATATTTATCTCTTGGTCTGCTACGAACGCTGCCTGATACTGATACTTAGCGAGAACAAGGACAGCAGCAGGAATAGAACCAGGAACCAAGGCTTCGTAGCAAGCGTCATAAATGCGACGCAGAAGTACAGTAGTATCATTGTCCAGATTACTAACGATCCACTTTCGTACCTCAGCAAAGTTTTTAGTCTTGAGATTTTTGACCAGTTCATTTACAGCAACATCAGAGAACGTAGCAAGAATACCAGCATCAATCTTTCCACTGACAGAATAACGTTGAATCTCATTGAGAACACGACGCCAATCAGGAAAGTGTTTGTTAACAAGTTCTACCAGGACCTTGTTATCATATTCAACACCTTCTGAATCCAAGATTTCTTGGAGACGTTTGAAGAACTGGGCAGCAATGACTTGTCGGTCTTTTCCTTTGATTCCAAACTCAACGACGGCACATCGCGAGTGCAGGGGTTCAAGGATTTTATTCTTGTAGTTACA